AGATAGAGCTTCCTCTAATTCCTTCTTAACTTCAGCTAATTCTTCTTCCATTTTCTTCTTGTCTTCATCGGCTTCTTTGCCTTCTTCCATTTTTTCTTCTTTGCTCATTTCGTCTAAAAGCTCGTCAAGTTTAACTTCTTCTTCTTCTGAAGTTTCGGTTTCCTCTTCTTCGCCTTCTTCTCCGCCTTCTACTTCGCCTTCTAGTTCCCCAGCGGCTACCATATCAGCGATTACTGATTCGATAAATGATTTAAGGTCTTCTTCAGACATGTTTTCAAGGTCGATTTCCTCTTCTTCTTCACCCATTTCCATTTCTTCCTCTTCAGCAACATTACCATGTGCTGTGGGTCCTTTGGGATCGTTGATTAGGTCTTCTTCACCTTCCATCATGTCTTCTTTTTTTCCTTCTTCCATGTCATCGAGTTCTCTTAAAAGTTCATCAAGGTCCATTTCGTCAAGTTCTTTACCTTCTTCCATTTCTTCAGCTTCTTCCATGTCTTTTTTCATTTCGTCCATTTCATAAGCTTCATCCATTTCTTTAGATTCGTCCATGTCAAAATTTTCCTTCATTTCCTTTTCGTCCTTTTTAGCTTCTTCGATTTCAGCTTCTTCCATATCGTCCATTTCAGCTAACTTTGCAGCTAACTTTTCTTTCAAATAGGGAGTGAACGCTTCTTCCAAAGCAGCTTTTGCATTTGCAATAGCAGTTTCTTTAACGGCTTTTGCATCAGCGATTGCTTCTTTTAGCAGATCTCTGTTGTTCATACTGTTTGTCCTCAAATTAAATGTTGGAAATACGCTTATTATAGATTACTCGAAGCGTAATAAAATTTATTAGTGTCGATGCGATATAAGAGATCGCATATTACGAATATACATATATGAGGATATTTTAAAGTCACAAAAAGAAACCCTCCTTTTTAGGGGAGGGTTGGTCCAAGGATACTATCCAAGGAGGGGTGTTTGCCTAAGGTAGCAGGCGTCTTAAAAAATGGGACAAGTCCCATTAGCACAAAGGATTTCTGAAAGTAATCCATTTACCTTTGTGTAAGGATCTATTGTATTTTCTTTACCTTCTTTTACTAGTTGCATATATGAACCTGGGTTAGAAGGAGTTGAAACAAAGTCCCAGCAAAGCAATTCAAAATCATCTTGTACTTCTAATGTTTCACCAATTTGTTTTAGTGAACCCATACCACGAGATGATACACCTACTGTTACATTGTTTTCGATTAATGCTTTTAAAATATTACCAGAAACGGTAGGTAAAATTTCTAATTTACCCATTACCTTATCTCCGTCCCACCAAATATCTCTGATAATGTGTGATACGTTTTTAAGGTTAATAATTGAAGAATCAGGGTGATCTAATTCACCTGTTGCTCTATTTTCTTTAACAATTTGAGCATATTTACTGATTTCTCTATCCCATAGTTCTCTAGGATAATATCTTCCGTTCCCGTTTTTAACTTCAGCTGTGGCAAGTATTCCTTCAACTAAAGGATTACCAGAAGGTGCTTTTAAACCTTCGGTTAGTTGTGAGGGAGCAACTGAAAACGGGATAGTTTCAATTAATACTTGTTTCATTATTTCTTATCTAAATCTCCGTAACCGCTTGATTTGTACTTACCTTTTGGTGCTTTAGGTTCGCCTAAACTTGGGGCATTATCTACGTATCCAATTCCTTTAATACCAGCAAAAGCGTTTGTGTGGTAATAGTTAATGTCTTTAGCCATGTTTTTAGCAACGATAGCTTTTAATTCATCAACTGTTTTTTTAGAATTTTTAGGATCACCCATTTCGGTTAAATAACCTAATAAGAATGATTGACCGTATAAATTGTCAATGTTTTTAGGATCATTGTTATCGAAATTGCTTTCTAAATCTTTAGCTACTTCAGGAGCTGGTTTTTCGAATGTGTTTTGATCACCATATTCTTTTTTATCTTTAACACCTACTGCCTCGGCGATATTGTCGTTAAAGATTTTAAACCAATCTTTTCTACCAGTAGTTACACCACCGATACCTTCAGAAAGAACACTTTTGCCTTTCAAAATAGTAACAGCAGTATTGTAATCTGTTAAAGGAGATATAAAATCAGGAAATACACGACGGGCACTCTTTAAAAAGTAGTCTTTATTTCCTTTACCTTCTTTAATAAGGTCGTATTGTTGTTGTAAGGTCTTTTCCATTTGTTATAAATATTATAAATAGAATAATACTGCTCCTGATGAAAGCGATGCGCTTGTAACAAAGATAGGTACAGTAGTACCTGCAGGGATAATCCAATCTGTTGTGGTTAATTCAACATTACTAGCGTCTTTTAAGCCAGTAAATGTTGCTGAACCCGATACTACAGTAAAACCAGCATACGAGCCAGTTACTGAGGTTGTTGATACTATTCCGGTTGCGTTAACGGGTATATTTGCCATAATTTAGTCTTTAAATAGTTCTATTAAATCGTTTAAGTAATCGTTTGCCAAATCTGTTCCATACACTACACCAAATGAACTTGGATTAGCTCTGTAGTAATCCATTGTTTTATGTTTTGCTTGTTGCAATAATGGTAACAGTTCGTTTAATTTTCTTTCTAATTCATCAAATCCTAATAAACGAGATGAAATAAATTTCTTTCTATCAGGATCTGATATGTTTAAATCTTGTAAGTAAGATTCAACATCTGTGTTTGCTTCGTTTATATTTTCTTTCCAAAGAGGTTTAACGATAATACCTTTAGCTTTTTTGTTTAATGCTTTTTGGTTAACTAACTTATATTTAAAGTCTTTAACATAAACATTATTTATAACTCCAGTTTCACCAGCAGCAGGACCAGGACCCATTGTTGCACCAGGACCTTCACTTACCTTTTTATATCCAACTTGCGAATAAGCTCCGTAAGTTGATTTTTTAGGAGATGGTCCATCATGATTTTCACCTTCACCACCTGATGTAAATCCTGAATTTGAAGATATAGATGAAATTTCATCTAATTTATCTTTAATAGCATTGTATTGGTCAGGATAGTACTTGCGTAAATGTGTTCTGAAATTGTTAAATACTGCTTTTAAGTTTTCAAATATCTTAAGTATCGCTGCATCACTTTTACCTCCAGGAGATTTAACTAATGCAGATAAAGCATCTACGGCTGTGTTTAATTTTTCTAAAGAATCGGAAAAACTTGCTAACTTAATAATTTTATGGCTTATAGATCCTGTTTCTTTATTTATATCATCAGTTTTAAAATAAGTTTTTAAATCTCTAGAAAAAAAGTCATTTTCCATATCCACAGGACCATATTGATCTTCTAATCTTGCGATTAATGAAGGATCAACCTCATTTGGTTTGAGGATATCTCTTTCTTCCTTTAATTTATATTTAAACTTACTTTGCGACATTTTTGAGTTCCTCTAAAAGTTCATAGTACTGCAACAAGTTAACCAAATCATCGTTACCTACTTTATCTATTTTACTTAAAGGAGATAATAAATTGTTAACTTCATTTAGTTTAATTTGAACGGCTTTATTAGAAACCCCTTTTGATAATTCAGTAATTTCAGTTTTGATTTCTTGAATCTTTGTATTGTAGAAATCCTTTAATTTAGGAGTTGAATCAACCGAATTGATAAATTCTTTTAATACTTCTTTTTGATTATCATTTAATGAAGCATACTTGCCATTAAATTTTTCTAAAAGAACTTTATATGTTAAAATACGTAAATCTTTATCGTATGATTGGAATTCGGTTAACAGATCATCTTCAACTTTTTGTTTATCAACTTGTTTAGTTGTTAAACTTTCTAAAATAGCAATTTTATTGCTAATAATTTGATCTGGGTTTGATAAATTTTCGCTATTGTATATTTCTACTAATGTATACAATGCGGCGTGAGTTTTGTAATTAGGTAATTTTGTTTTGAAGAATTCTTCTAAATTGTAATGTGCTGAGATTTCTTTAATAAGATTATATTTTTGTCTTTTTAAAGCTCCTCTATTTAAGTTTTTAGAAGATTCAATAACTGAATTGATCACAACCTCTGCTTTACTTTCTGTTAAATTTTTATACTTTGAAAGTGTTTCGTAAAGTTTATATTCTTTTCCTAATTCTGTCTTTACGAAATATTTTTTTAGAATATTGGTTGCCTTGGAATCTTTACCTGACAAAGTGTCGGCAGTGATTTGTCTCACAAGCAATTCAAATAAAATACCCGTATTTTTATATTTTGAATGTTTGATATTCATTCCTAAGGTTTTATTATAAATATATAAAGATTCTTATTCCCTGATTTGGTCTTCATCTAACAAAGATCTTTTGGGCTTATTGTCACCAAAAACAATATTTTTTGCCATACCCTCAATCAACGTTTTATTTTTAAGGTAAATCTGTTTTGCTTCCAATGCTAATGGTGAACCACCTTTAAATTCTGGCTTGATTGAATCTGATTCATTGTCATCTTTTTTCATACCTTTAGCGCCTAATCTGTCTTTACCAAAATTATCATCTTGTGTATTGCGATCAGTTGGGTTTTCTTCAGGACGACCCATTTTAACATCATCTCCGTATCCTACAGGTACGTTATCTGGTTCGGAATACATTCTTCCTTTACCGTAAAGTGAAGCTAAATCGTGTGGTGTACCATATGATTTACCTGTTACTTTAGGATCGTTACCTTCCTCAGCAATTTGGTTAAATCTAAAGGCACGTTTTTGGTCTTCAGCTAACAAGTCTCTGTATTCATCATATTGATCTTGAGACAAATGGAAAATATTATCATAAATCCAATCTGATGGTAAGATTTTAGATTCAAGAATCTTTTGAGCTAAATCTACTTTTTGAGTTAACAACGCAATTTTTTCCTGATCATAGATAATAGAAGGAGTTGTTAAATCTAATTCAAAGTTTGTTAACTCTTCTCCAGTATAACCTTGTGAGTACAAGTGTACAAGAGCAATTTTATACAGTTCTGAAAGTACAATACGTTGAATTTTATCAATTGTACGAGCAAATCTAATATCCTCAGCAGCTAATGTTGCTTTACCAGTTAAATCTTTTTCGTAACCCATAAACGCCTTAGGTACCTTAAGGGCTGCGAATAATTTATCTCTTAGGTAAGTAACGTCTTGAATACCATCGTACTGTAAACCAGGAGTAGTATCAATCTTAGTTGCTGTATCATTACCTCTTACTGGGATGTAGAAATCCTCAAGTAAGTTTTGCATATTGTATTTTAAGTTGTACTCACCAGTATTGCTATCCATCAACGGAGTACGTTTCATTGTAGAAATAGTTTTCTGCATGAAGTTTTCTACCTCGTTTGGTGGAATTGAACCTACGTTAATATAGAATATACGACGGTCTGGGCTACGTGAAATTCTGTGAATCAACATAGCATCTTCCATTAACACATACTGTTTGAAGATACGACGAGCTGGTTCAAGATATGAACGGCCATATGGAAGATAGTTAGCATCTGTTAACAATCTAAAGTGAGCCATTTCGTAGTTATCAAAATAGATACCTGGTTGGTTATCAAATGTTCCTAAATTAGGTGAACCATAGTAACCAGAACCACCTGCAAAAATACCTTCAGGTGAATATTTAAATCTTACTGCGTTTGGATGTTCTTTATCGTAGTTTTCTTGACGCTCAATATGATAAGCAGTATAAGGAATAACATTATATACACCATACTTTTCAGCAATTTCCATTTTTAAGAAGAAATCACCGTATTTACACATTTGGCGAATCCACCAGTTCAAGTTAAATTCAACGTTCAACACATCATAAAACAAGTTGTATAGAATTTGTTGAACGTCTTCGTTATTTGATCTGATTTGAAGGACTTCGCCCATATCGTTTTTCAACGTACACTCATCAGCAATAATATCAAGAGCAGAAGCAACAATTGCATCATAATCCATGTTATCGTAGTCTGAATAGACCATGGTACGAAGATATTGCCAGTTTATATTGATTTGAGCACCTAAAAGTGAGGTGGTAGAAGGCGAATATAATCTATTATATCTATCTACTAAAGAATTTGTGGCTACATCACCAGAACGTTGGATTGAATCCACGTCCATTACTTTTAATTCGTTGCCACCCGCGTTTCTTATAATAACGTCTGTTGAAAACAGTCGTTGTAATCGAGTGAATAAACTAGTATCTGCCATTTTTATATTTTATTATATACTATAAATATTACAATAACCATTTAATGTCCTCAAATCCACCTTCTGTTTTAATTTGATATGGATTTTGAACTTGGTTGCTATTATATCCACCAATATAATTAGATTTACTCATATTTCCAAGTGTAGCTCGAGTCATATCATGAGACATTTGCTGGAATTTTAGTGAAGTATCTCTTAAGAACATTGCTATACCAAAAGCCATCACCAAATCATCATTATAACCTGATTGTGCTTCTGGTCTACCATTTTTCCATACAAATACTTTCATTTCCTCTAACAATCGTTTTGAACGAATTGTTACGGAGCGATCGCCAACATATTCTCTAAATTTGTTTACTACTAAAGGTCTTGTTCTTAATGACATTGTAAATCCAGGAGTCATATCTGAATTGCCTTCGAATACTCGTAAATATGATTCAGCTGTTAATTGATCTGATTTTGGTGAATGATAAAGGTTACGGTAATTTCTTTCAATGATAGCATCTAATGTTGCCCAACCAATTGAGGCATTTTCTACTACTAACATTGCGTTATTATATTCGGAAGCTAAACCAACTAAGAAATAACCATATTCTTTAGGTGGAAGCTGTCCTCGATACTCAGCAACTTGTGAATTAGTTGCGATATCAATTACGTGACAAGCGGAAGAGTCTTTACCATCACCTCTGGCTACGTCTGCTACTACTATATACTCACGTGTATAGTCTGCAGGTTCCCATATCCATAAATTTTGGTCAGCACCTCTTCGCTCTACGGGGTCTTTAACTGTTGTTTCTTTTAAAAATTCTACCCATTCAGGATAAAATACTACATCACCTGATGTACTAAAATCACAGTCACATTCTTGGGCGGCTAATCTAGGATCACCAAGTAATTCATCTTGACGTTTTCTCCAAGATTCATCTCTTTCAGGGTGTACGTACCAAGGTAACTTGATAGGTAAAAAGTCGTTCTCTGCTGACTCCGCTGACACCCATGTCTTGTGGAACCAGTTTCCAGTTCCATACGGTGTTGAAAGTACTATTGCTCCACCACCCGTTGCTAGTGTTTGTTGTGCTGATGCCCATATTTCTCCAATTTGTTCAATGAAAGCTGCCTCATCGACTATCAGCAAAGATACTGCTTCTGATCGACCAGCATCACTACTTGCTGAGGTGGCTTTAATTTGTGATCCGTTACTTAATCGTAGTGATAATTTGTTATTTTCTTCTGCTTGTATTTTTAGCCAGGAAGGTAGGTTATCAAACATAAACTTAACCTTCGTAACCATGTTACGAGCAGTTTCTTGTTTAGTTGCAATACAAAGTACGTTTTTATCTTTATGAAATAACATTAACCATAGAGAATAACCTGCGGCTAATGTTGAGATACCTAACTGGCGAGATTTTAATACAATTGAGTATGGGTTATCTCTAAATAAACGTAATGTCTTTTCTTGGAATGGGTATAGATTGAATAATACTCGGCCACGTTGTGGGTGTTGAATGTGGCAGTATTTTTTCATAAAGTGAGCCGGATCTTGGGCACACTTTAAATACTCTTCTCTAATTATTTGTCTTAAATCTGGTTGGCTCATAACAATACTAGAATAAAAGCAACAGTATTTAAACCTGTAACAATCCAAGCAATTTTTGTTTTTGCTTTTTGTTGTTTAATCTGTTCGTCTTTTAATTCTATAATTCCATCTTTCTTTGTTATGATAGAATTGTAATTTTCTTCGTTTTTCTTATATAATGAAATAGAAGAATCTTGATTTTTTATAACAGAATCTTGGTTAACAACAACACTGGTTAAAATACTAATAGAATCGCGAGCAACTCCAATTTGATTTTTTAAGAAGTCACGTTCGCTTTTTACAATTAATGCCTTTTTTAATGTCTTACAAGGTACACAGCAAGTACTATCAATCGAAAGAGTCTGTGAACTCGCTAACAAGGGCAGCATTAGAAAGCTTAGTAATACGATTATGTTCTTCATTATATTTGTTTTTGTATAAGTCAGCTTTTGCTTTTAAACCTGACAATTTTTCTTTATCTTCGGCTACTTTATTTTTATACAAAGTAGCTACTGAATCTAATTGGGCAATTTTAACGTTGTTAGAATCTACATGAGATTGTAAAGAATCGATCTGTGCATTTAATGCTTCGATTTTATTTTTAGCATCAATATTACCTGCAAATTTTAGATTATTAACAATAATAATCGTAATGATTATTACCACAGCATAACTAAGAATTTGATAAATATATTTCATTATCCTTCGTCTTCGTCGTCCAATGAAGGATTAATCATAGCTTCTAATTCTTTTTTAAGCTTAGTTAAACCCTTTAATTGATCAACATATTTTTGTTTTTCAGTACCTTCAGCTGATTTGTATTTGTTTACAATTGATTTCATTTGCTTAACTACTTCACCGTATTTGGATTGTAATTTAGCAATTGAAGCATTAGCCGCAATATCAGATGCTGTTGGTTCTACATCCTCTTCTTCTTCTTTTAATTCAACATCAATACCTTGAGCTGTTAATTTTTTAACGTCTTGTGGGTTTGATGCTTTAGGCATTACTACTGTACCACGAGTTTTATCAGCATCAACTTCTATTAATTCAGCTACAATAAGTTCTTTGATGTATTCTTTAGCTTCAGATTTTTTCATTGTAAAGGTTTTGTTATAAATATTACAGAGAAAGTGCAGATTTCACCTGTGCAATACGTTCCTCTGTAGAACCTTTAATAACTGTATAATTTTTAAATTTATACTTATAACGTTTGATTATATTCTGAATGATAAAATCAATTAATTCACGATATTCCGTATCAGTTTCACGAACACCATTATCTTCTATATCAACTCCTTCAGGAGAAACATAAAAAATATGATCATATTCTGGGAGTAAACGTGTTGCTAAATGAACAAAATCCTCTGCCTCATGATGATCAATTGATTTAGCTGCTTTAGTAAACGCCATAACATCAATTACAGTACGATCTGTAATGATATTTTCACACATTAACTCACTAGCTCGCTCAGCCAAAAATACAACTTGACCTTTAATTGTTGAATCTGTGTTTAATGGAATACCTAATTCCATCAAATACTTTGAACGCTCAGTTCTAAACTGATAATTTTTAAATTCAGGTAATTCCTGCAACGCATTAACAAGCGTTGTTTTACCTACTGACATTGTGCCGCAAAAACCTATTTTCATAATTGTGATGATCCTGGTAGTACTCTATAACTATCTTCTTCGTAATGTTTTGTAGACACCTCAAAAATTGTAGCACCTTGTGTAAGTGCTCTCAATTGATGAGGTTGACCACGTTCTAAATCTACAACATCTCCTTGACGAATCACAGTTGACTCGTGAGAAGCTGTTTCTGTATTAATCCAACCATATTCAAATTCTCCTTCAGCTACATACCATGATTCTTTTTTAATCAAATGATAATGCATTGAGAATTTTTTACCTTTTTCAAATACAAGTAGTTTACCACAATACTCATCATCATTCACAATCCATAGTTCATGACCCCATGCTTTTTCATGAACGTCTCCTCTGCGAGGTAGTGGTGGATACTTGTGTCCCATAATTAAAATCTATTTGTTTGTCCTTTCATACCAGGGTTTTTATACCAAGGTAATCCTTCTCTATTTTTACGAGCATCTCTCCAATCATCTTCTGTAAGTTGAATACCATTAAGATAATATTCACGTTTACGATTATCACCTTCTGGGATCAATGCTGGACCTTCCCAATTGTGAAGTTTGTTGTCAAACACATAAGCGATAGTACCATCAGCTTTAGTAAGTTTTCTAGAGGGGGTGTATTTGTGGTTTGCCATAATATTAAAATAAATCTCCTGTTCCTTGATCTAGAAGATACACATGTTTTTTCCATTCTCCAAGTATAGATTCACAAACATAAATTGCTTGTGCTCCTGATACTGTAATGCCTCGGGCTGATAGAGCATCACCTACAAAGTGTACATTTGAAAATTTAGTTAAACTAAGATCTTTATAATTTACAAGCGGTTCTGGTGAAAGATATTTTACCTCAGGAACATAAACACCCCAATCGTCTTGTAGTGTTGGGAATACTTTTTTCATATCCTCGATAAAGTCTTCAATATAATCCCAATATTCACCCATTCCATGTTTTACAACACTTAAATTATCAATTTGAACTGAGCTAACTCTTTCACCTTCTGAAGTTGTTGATGGTTTACGAGATGGACTATAATATAAACCAGTACCAGCATATTGCAATTCGTTTACTACTTTACGTGACCAAGCAAATGGATCTTCAATACCATTGATTTCCATCAAGATACCAAAATTAGTCATATCGTTTCGGTAACGCATGTCTTTTTTAGCGTGGCCATTGTAGCTGTGATCACCATATGTTTCTTCTACAGCAACATAAGCAGCATTGTTGTTTGTACAGAATGAGCGAAGCGAAACACCTTTATCTTCAAATTTACGATACAACTTAAAGTCGTATGAAACATCGATTAGTTTCTGGAAGTGTTTTTGTGGTGCCTCAAATCGAACTCCAATTTGTACTGATTTAGGTTCGTCTGGGAGCTCGTATTGATTAGCTAGCTCTTGAGCAAAGTCAATACCTGATTTACCTACTGCAAAAATTAATTCATCATATGAAACTTCAAAATCGGGGAAACCTTGTTTTTCAATAAGATATTGATTTAATTCTTTAACAAATACTATATTTTTATCAAATAAAATTGATGTTACTTTAGCTTCCCAATGAAATCGTACACCTTTTTCAACTAAATAATCATACCAATTTTTAGCAATTTCAGATAGATAATCTGTACCTACGTGCCATACAGGAAACAAACGCAAACCGAAATATGGTTTAATGAAATCTGGTTCTGCTTCAGGATTTGAACATTGTACCTCCTCTGGTTTAGGATGGAAACGCTTAAAATTGGTGATAACTTGATCCATCAATTCCATTGCTTTATCCTCACCACAATATTTAGATAATTGACCTCCAATTGCTGTATGGTATGTTAATTTACCATCAGACCAACCACCAGCTCCTAAGAAACCAGTCATTACTTCTTCTGGTTTGCGATTGTATGGGTCTTTACCCATATCAATGATTGTGATCATGTTACCAGGATAACCATTATCAACAAGTTTTGTTGCTGCGTTTACACCTGCTACTCCTGCTCCTACAATTACGATTTTCTTCATATTATAAATTGTTAACTATTAAATATACATAAAAAAAGTGGCGTCTCCAAATTTGGTGACGCCACAGCTGTCAAAATTTTTAAATTAAAGCGACGGGCTATGAATCCGTCTATAAGTTATTACCCTACTAAAGGTACAAGTCCTTTATAAGTACTATTACTGAATAATGTTGTTTTTCCTCCTAATACAATAGCCCCTTTAAGTAAATCAGCGACTGGTAATCCTAAAGCGGTTTGTATAGTATGGCTGTTAATAGTATAAGCTAATAAATTAGCTACTATTTTAGCTTTATCACCTGGTGTAGGTAATGAAAAACTAAACGGTGGTGCTGCCCAAGAAGGATCATTTACTAATGTATTCCAGTTTGCTTCTGATGCTAATGGGTTTGAAGCGCTTGGTGTTCCTCTTTGAGATTTCCAACCATTTGCAAATAAATCATCCTCATCAACAAATGAATATTGTGCTATGTGCACTCCAAGTGCTTGTAATGTAGGTTCATTTAATGAAGGTGTAACAATATAATATCCGGCTTCTTCTGGGAGTAATAGTTCTACAAATTTTCCTTTATCAGGAATACTAGCATCATTAGCATAAGTTGTTTTCTCTACCCAGTATAATTTTCCTCTTTCAGTACCTGTTGGAAAGGGAGTATACATTTGTGAATCTCTTAAAGTAGAGTTTGCTCTACTTGCAACAGGCCATGTAAAAAATGATGATGTTGGACTTGAAGAACCTGAAGGGATTCCTAAATAAGCGTAATCTTGTGAATTTAAATTAAATGAAAAATTGTCAAAATAGGTATCTAAAGAACCGGTTTGGTTCTTATTAAATCCTGCTATCATGTAAAATGAGGCCATATCTTATACTTTAGCTATTAATTTTTTAACACCTTGAACAATTTCTGTTCCTTTTAATCCAGCTAAACTTCCTTTAGCAGCCCCGTATGTAGCAGCACTAACACCTTTTCCAGATAATGCACTACCGATTGCTTCAGCTGAAGCAAATCCTGCAGAAATAGCAGCAGCACCTAATACTGTGTATAATAATACTCTAGCAGCTACATCTAATTCACTATCAGATTTAATATTTGCTTTTTTAGCAATACCTGTTACTTTAATAATTTTCTTTAAAACACTTAAATATTTTTCTTCTAAGTGATGACCAGCGTGTATAAAAGCTTCGCCAGGAGGTACTTCACCTTTTTCTTTAGAAAATTTAGCAGCAACTTTATTTACTATACCACCAACTATTTCTAATAATTTAGGAGCAGATAAGAAAAGAGAAATTAAAATTGAACCAATAGCTTCATCTAATTTATCGTCTGCTTCTTCAATTTGTTCTTTAACTTCAGCAACTTGACCTTGTAATGAGCTTAAACCTGATGCAAATGCGGATGCAATTTCTTTATCTAAAGCATCTAATTCAGCTTCATCAGCTTGTGGGCCAGGAATCTCTTCAAGTAAAACTTGACTGTATAAATATTTTCTTAAATCAAATGTATCTTTCACGATTTGTGTATTTTTAATTTAAGTGTACCTGTTCCTTTAATAACGCGATGCCACTCATGTTTTGGTATAAATATGGGTTGATTCATAGAAGTTGGAAGTTGATTATCAAGTTGTACTTTCCAATCTGTTTCTCCTATTATTTCAACTGTACGATCTTCATTATCGCGATGCCAAAGCAGTTCAATCGGATCTATGTTCTCGTTGAACTCTCTGATGATGTATTGATCTGTGATTTCTAAATCTTTATACGGCTTTATCATCTGTGATAGGACCACCTACAACCCAAGCATCACAAGTTCGAGCCGCGGCACATTTAAATTTTAAAAACCTGCAGTATCCTAATTGACCTGCTTCAATAACATCAAACGGATCTTCTGTACCCTCATCATCACCTATTCCTTTAGCTATACAATCTAATGTTTTAGTTGTAATATCAAATGCGGCACAATTACCACAAAGTGATGTTTTGGCTTCTTCTACAGAATCAAGCTTCCACATATCTGCTTTAGCTTGCCAAAATTTATTATTTGGTTCGTTTGGATTTAAAGGACCGTACCCATATTCATTGATTGCCTTTTGTCTATTTTTAAGGTTTAATTCAATGTTTTGAGTAGGAGCAGGACATTTTTCAACATCCGCTTCACTTAATATGTTAATTAATTTTATCATTACCAGAATCCTGAGAAGTTAGATTTCAAACCAAGCAACTTTGCGTAGCGAGGTAAGCGACAAGACCAGTATGAAGCTTTTGTTCTGTCTTTTTTGTTAGCACAATCGTGTCTTTTAGCAAATGCTCTACGTGCCTCTGGGTTATTGATTTTGGCTGATAGACCTGATGTATCACCAAATGATACTTTTTTAATTCCGCCTCCAGGTTTTCTTACGTAAACGTAGAATTTTTTAGAGCCACCGCGTTTTGGTTTTCCAATTGGTGGATTCTTTTTTTTAGGTTTCTTTTTAGCTTCGTCTAATTCTTCTTCAATTTCTTCCATTATAAAATCTAATGGAACCTTTTGACCTTCATAAATACCAAAATGACCTAAATTAGTTTCGGTTAAAATATCTAAATCTTCACCTGAAAAGTCTAAAATGCCGCGAGTATATAATGTTCTTGCTTCGGCCCATAGATTAAAATAATTTTCGGATCCAGCACGGTATACATGTTCAGTAAGCGGTTTTTTATTGTCTATATGGTATTTCAAACCCTCAGACAATATCTCACGTGGTGCTAAACTTTCGTTTAATATAGGTGCTTTAGTTTTGCCACAGCCATCTCCACAACCACAGCCACAATCGGGTTTACGGTTGTTAAGAGCTTCTTTAATTAGCTTTTTTAAATCCATGGTTATAAATATTATTTAATAGCATCAGCATACGTTAACTCTTGTCTACCGCCAGCAAGTTTACCGTCTTTATAAGCATGTGAAGCATTATATACAATAGGACGTAAACCATTAGTTGCAGTACGAGTCACATCGTGTCTGATTACTAAAATAGGTTCGTATTTTGTTCCTTCAATATCTTTTAAATCAGTAAAGATAGTACCTGAATCTATAGTTAATATAGATTTATTAAAGCTAAAGTCTGAAGGTTGGAATGTATGTTTAATAACTATTGTTTTTGGATTATCAGTACCAAATACAATAGATTCATTTTCATTGTCTGGTAAGTCTGTAATTACAAGACCTCCTAAATCTGTTCCTGTTTCAGGGTTATATAAACGATAGATATCTTTTTTATCTGTTGTTCTTAAAGCAACATTTGGGAATGGACTATCTAAAAGTTTTTCAGATAATTTAAGCATTAAATTTTTATAACGTCTATCAGCACTTTCCCACATTTCAGCATTTGCTTTTTTAAGAGAAATATTTGCTATAACACTACCGCTTTTATCTAATAATTGAACGTCTGCTTTTTTTCCACCGGCTGTATCTGTACCTACAGATTTAGCTGAAACAACATCATTGTAAGATAAAGATTTGTTTGTTCCTTTAAATCTGATGTTGATTGGACCATCTTGAGCGTATTGGTTTATACTATCTACAAGCATTTGTTCGTTATCTAAACCAGCAGATAAACCACCTTGTCTTTCTTTTGGTTTAACAATAATTGCCGTACCATCATCCGCTATAATAGCACCTAAAGATGAACCTTTAAAATTTATATCGTAACGTGAACCTTCTAAATCTTTTAACAATTTATCCATTGTAGATTTACGTTCAGCTCCTTTAGTTAATAAACGAATTTGTTTACTACTTTTTATGACAATATCTTCGGGAGTATATCCGGCATCAATGAGTTCATTTTTAATATCTTCAGCCGCTTCATTAATTAATATAGCTTCATAAAGTTCAACTCCCATCGACTCTAATATCGATTGAAAAAAAAGAACATCTTGAGTATCATTTACATCAAGATATCCTTTTGGAAATTTGTAAAAAATTTCTTTGATAAGTTTATCAAATACTTTCATAATTACGCTGCTGTTTCTTCTTCAGGTGTTACTTCTTCTTGCCCTGTTTCTTCGGAGCCGGCTTCTGGGCTGGCTTCGGTGCTGGTTTCTGTTTTTTGGCCATATGCTAAAATTCTTGATATTGCTTGGGCGGCTTGCTCTTCTTCACCCAGGTTTAACAAATAATACTTTTTGCCTTCAACTTGAGCAATCCAGCTTCTTTCGGTATAAATTAACAAAAAGTTTTCACCATTACCGAGTACAATTCTGAAAGTTGTAGGGCGAGGAGCAACCCACTCAATATTGGTCATGAAAACCTCATATTGATCAGTTAACAAATCAATGATAACTTCTTTAAGTTTTGGAAATTTTAATAGTACGGGAAACTTTTCAGCATCAAGAGTAACTTCTCCACCAGCATCTAAATCAATAGATTTGGCTTTGTACGTTTGTTGTACAAGGACTTTGATTTTATCTCTTAATTCGCTTTTAGTCATTATTTAGACTTTAACTGTTTAGCTAATTTTTCTGCTAAATATGGGTTTAAGATTTTTTTAGCAGCTTCTATATTACCATCATTCATAGCTTTTCTAGCTTGTTTGATATTGTTTTGATCTTCAGCTGATTTATTTTTGTTTAAAGCTTTTTGAATAGCAGCAGCTAATTTATCTACTTTAGTTACTTCATCTTCATTCATCATTGATGAATCAAAATGTTCTTGAGCAGATTTCATAGACATTTTTAAATACATTTCTGTACCTTGATTTGAGGTTGAATTTAAAGCTTTTGTTAAAGCATCAATATTATCAGTACCATCTAAATTAAAAGACATTAATTTGTCTTTAGGAACTCTAAAAAAATCAGACAATTGTAAAGCAACATATTCTTTAGGAGTTTTTACATAATCATAAGCTGATTCCATCATTGGAGCTTCATCATCAAGTATTTCTTCATCAGAGGCAACACCCACCATAGCATCAATAGCTGGTTCTTTTAATTCAAAGTCTAAGTAATGTTTAGCTGAAACCATCATTTCTTGTGCTTTGGTAATTTTTGACTGCCACCAACCCGGGAAATCAACCTCACCTTTACCTTCAAATCCGTCTACCATTTGGTATAATTCCATAGCATATTTTCCAATACGATATAGTTCGGCTTTAATCATATGTGGTTCGTTATCTTCGTGACCTAAATCTAAATCTTCTTTCATTTCACCTTTTGCTTTTTTAATAGCAGCATCGCGAGCAGCTAAGTAATCGTCTGAATCGATATCGCCATCTTTGTCCATGTCTTTACCTTTGGCTTCTTTTAATTTAGAATCACGACTAAAAGATCTTGAATATGGTTCTTTTTCATTGTACATATCTTTTGCTTCTTTTCCGTAGCCCATAGATTCTAATTTAGAAATTAAATCACGAATTTCTCTTTCTTTAGCTGAACCTTGACTATATTTGTTTGAATCATCAGACATCATGTAGAACCAATCGTGACGGCTCAATTTAGTTTCTAAATCATCTAACATTGAAGATGCTTGTGTTAATTTTTCTTCTTCTTCGTACTTGTCAGCACCAACTTCGATATCGGCTTCCTGCATAAGAGATTTTCTAACAAGCTCTTTAATGCGATTTTTATTTTCTGATTCTGCCATTTTTTTAGCTATATTTGTTGCACGTCCATACATAACTGCTTCGGCATCTTTGCCGTAGCGTTTAACAAGAGCGGACTTGTTTTTCTTCAAGTCCTTCATTACTTTTTCTCTTGCTTCTAATTCAGCTTTGGTAAGCTTTTTTTCAGTCAAATTACTTTTTGTCTTCATCGATTGACGCTTTTCTGTATTCGGTAACCAATTTCTTGATTTCACCTAATGCTTTGCGAGCGCGACCATGAGCAGCTTTTGATTTTCCAGCGTGTTCTGCTTTAAATGATTCGTATAAAGCTTCAATTTTTTCGAAAATTTCTTGTGTGTTCATATACTTTTATTTTATAATTCTTTTTAACATTGGGAACATAGATTCATTTAAATCTTCTGTTTTACCTTCTTCCATTTCGTCAGCTTCAGCTACAGCACCTTTATCAACTACGTGTGCACGAGTAAAGAATGTAATTGTGTTACCAATTTGATCTGTTAATTTAGGATCGCCTAATTTTTGAGCAGCTGCTTGAGCTTGTGTTAAAGCATCTTGTACTGCTTTTACATTAGGATCTACTTCAGTTGTTGTATCAACATCAATATTTTCTTCACCACCAACTGCTACTTCAGTATCATCTACTGCTACTTCTTCGTCAGCTTCAGCTAAAATAGCATCTACTTCTGATAGGAAATCAACTTCAGATTCAGGAGCATCTTCCATGTTATCTACGTCTAGAGCCATTTCTGCTAAAACCATTTCTTTGATTTTAGCTTTTAATTCTGATGTTTTCATTTTGCTTGATTTTTTATCATCTGCCATGTCTTTTTCTAAAGCATCAATGTGTTCAGCATCATCAGCTTCGGCATCTTTATAATATTCTTTTTTACCTTCAC